ATGAGACTTCCAAAATATACTTATGAATACAATACAATCAACATTACCCAAGTAACACCACCAAATAATAAATTATCTTTCAAGATACCTGACTCAAACGAGAAATTAGAAAAGATAGCCTACAAAGCTGTTGAAAAGATCTACGGATGTAACCAAGCATATGAATATTCCCAACAATATTTTCGTGCCTCATCTAGTAATCAAGCTCTAATTAACGATCTCTATAAGAATAATTCAACTGGAGTACCACACTGTCAAGACCCATCGTATCTAAAAGCACTAGCACATATTTCACAATTATGTAAACCACCTAGTCCGCTAAAACACGTCCACTTCGCTGGAACTAGAAACTATGACTTGAATAAAAGTGGCTCAGCTGAACTACCTTACGTCACTGACCCAAAAGTCAGACGCGCAGTCACCAAGCTCTATCAAGCTGGCGAAATTACGAATAACTCACTCTCAAAAGGAAACTGTTTTAACATTATCCTAATGAAAGAAAGAGGTCGCATTCACCAAATTAAATATAAAGAGCTTAAGTACGAACAACTCATGTATGACACCCGTATGCATGCAAGATCCTATCTCTCGACTCTCCTAAAGGAAAAACTTCGAGCAGTATATGGAGTATTTTGTACCCTTATCTTCGTAGAAATAATGACATTATGGCCCTTAATCGCATTTTTGAAATCAACTGATTCAATGATTGCATGGGGGTATGAAACTTTCAAAGGAGGACTTGAACGCTTAAGGCAAAATGTAATAGGATTTACCTACCATTTTAGTCTTGACTTCAGCACTTTTGATAAGTTACTACCCTTTTGGCTTTTCGACGACGTCTATACAATATGGATGTCTTATTACGAATTTGGCCCTTACTATGAAGACGACCCACGTTATCCTAACCCGTCCTGTGATCCCAATAAATTATATAATTTATGGGAATATATGAATTTTTGTTTAAAACATCAATTTTATAGAGCACCAGATGGATCAAGATACAAACGTTCCCACAGCGGTCTTCCCTCCGGTATGTTACAGACACAACTTCTAGGAAGTTTTTGTAACGCCATAATCGTGTTAAGCGCACTTGCCCATATTGGTATCGACCTCGATACTGTTTATTTTAAGGTTTTAGGTGATGACGGACATTTTTCAATTGTATTGAAATATTCCCTAACCCCCAAAAACTTAGAAGATATCGCCAAGTATTGCAAATTTCATTTCAACGCCATAATAAACGTAGACAAATCAGTCTTTCAAGTTGGATCAGAACATTTACAGTTTTTAAGTTATAAGTTTCACAACGGAGCAGTCCGACGTGTAACAGATGATTTAATTTGTAAATTAATCTATCCAGAACGCGCCAATTTCAATGTTCAGACAACGAAATCAAGAGCCTTCGGCATTATGATTGCAAACCTAGGATATGACCCATTAATTCATGCGGTGTGTATCGATATTTTAGAATATCTTGAAAACGTAGAACTAACCGACAAAGGATTAGATTGGTACGATAGAACAAAATTCATCGAAATCATGAAATCTTTTAAAGGCTTCCCCTCTCGCTCAGATCTTTTTAAATTAGCTCGAACACCCAAATATGAATATGGTGATCCTAATTTCATCAAGTATATCCGCTAAAGTACTCAACAGTACTTCAGATTATTATCAAACACAGGATATACTCCGTGACCAACACATTAATTACAAATGTGAAAATCGGTTACAGGGTATAATCAACGATTGAGTAATATGACGAAGATATTGTGTAGAGTTCCTCTAGCAGACTTCCACCTAACCAGTGGTTTTTTTAATTGAAGTTGAGAAATTTTTTTCTCATTCTTAA